TTGGAGTGGTTCTGTACTGATAATGTATTAGTTGTGGTAGTAAGACCTGATGTTAGGTTAGTTGTAGTACCACCGTATATTGTTATACCTCTATTCTTTCCTCGTAAACCAATACCTGATCCATGTGCTATAGGTCCTGCTTGGAACGCTGGAGCTGTACCAGCATCCATCTTGACTGATACTGATGATCCATAACCAATCCTATCCTGAACTGAGAATGTTCCGTTGAATACTTCCCTATCGCCTGTGTTACCTGAAATTACAATCTCATCACCACGCTTTAGTCCTATGTCTCTATGTAATGTAACCGTAGCAATACCACTTATAGTATCATGTACAATATTATTGATGGCAGTTGCTACACCAACGTGGTACATGTATCCACCTGTAGATCCAGCTGAGATATTACTCTTCTCAAACATCACCTTATTTGGATCTGTGATGTTGGTTATCCTACTAAGACCATTGTACTGATCACTTCCAACACCAACAATCTGAATAACATCACCCACATTGTTGTCGATTGCGGTGACAGTTACTTGACAGTCAGCACCTGGTGTAATGAATGGTACGCCCTTTACAGTAAGAACATCGCCTACGGTATAACCTGTACCATGATCAACTAAATCAATTGCTGTGATAGTTGCAGCAGCAGCGACAGTTACGTCAGCAGTTGCTCCTTTACCTGTACCTCCAACAAGATCTACACTGAAATAAAATTCAGCCGAACCAGAGTTGGTTCCATACTGTGTACCACCAGTTATGTTACCAAGATTCAATATACCGTTGAATCCATGGTCAACCTCAGTAAAGATACTGACATCTGTTCCTGAAACGCTGGAAGCAGTCAATCCAATACCAACACCAGTGTCCTCTATTATATTAAGACTGGTTTCTTTTGTAATACTATGTGCAGGATCACTACCCTCTACCTGACCTATTGTGCCTCTGAGTGCATATGACTTGGTTGGTTCTGGATCGTCAACTGGGTTATCTACATTTACCTGTGGTCTGAGGTCGTTGATATTTTGTGGGAATCTGTTCTGCCCAATATCAAATGGTGCTACCTCAGGTATGCTATGGTAAGATAACAGAGTTAGATTATAGATACCATCTTGACTGCCTGGTCTGTGTTCCTGAATTACTTGATGGTTGAAGATTTGATATGCATTACCATAATCTTTTCTTACGAAGTAAGGAGAGAACGTACGACCTGATCCAACAATATTGTTATTGTGTAATGTATATGGTACGTTAGCGGTGATAGTTGAAATACCGCCAGGATTAGTGCTTATACCAATACTAAACGTTTTCTTATCATTGATCTCTAATACTTCAAATACACCGTTATATCCTTGATTTGATAATCCACCACTATTATTTGTTGATCTTAGTCTATTGATTTGTACAGTCTGACCTCTCTTCAACCTATGTGGGAACTTAGATGTAATGATACCAACGTTGCTTGACCATGAAGCATGAATAATGTTAGTGTCAGTTCTAAGATCTGTATCACTAGCAAGGTCTACATTGTCATTCTGGAACTTATCATCATCTATGACAGCACCACTATCTTGTATGACATAACCATTCTGTGGTGGTGCAGCGTTTGATGCTCCCTCAGGGATTATATAAGTTGCTTGATATATTTTCTCTAGGTCTCTTCTATTATCAACCTGTCTTCTAACAAATACGTTTGTTGTCTCAGGTGTAATACCAGTCTGGTTCTGTACTATAAACGTATGTAAATTATTACCTGAGTCTACATTTACGTGCCAACCAGTCTCATCCCATTGTATTGGGTGACCAGGATCACCTGGCACTTTACTTACCACATCAGAGATGACTGTTAGTTCACCACCAAGATTATTGACGCCAGCAATATTATTATTTGCTAGTGCATTGTTCTTAGTTGTTGCTATCTTGATTTGGTTAGCAGCAAGTGATGCTGTTATAGCATAGTATGTCTTCTTGTGCTCTATACCATCAGGTAATGATCCAGTATCACTGAAGAACTTGATTGACTCACCTTGGAATAGATTATGATCTGCTTGTAGTGTTATAACATCACTTGTTATACTATTGATTCCAGCAGCTCTGCCTACCTTGTGGACTTTACGACCAGAAGGTCCTACTCCACTAGGAACTGTCATCAATACATTTGCTGTTGATGTAATACCAGCAATGGTAAGGTTCAGTGTTTCACCAATCTTGTTACCAACAGTAAATATTGAAGTTTTATCTGAAGGAACTGTGTCCTTGTTCTTATAACCTCTAATGTATAACTTATTACTTGGTGCTGCGACTGTGTCTTCTACATCTATCTTCAACCAGTTGAAGTTTACTTGGTTAGCATAATTCTTCTGTGCTGGAAGTATATTGACAATATATCCCTTATCATCTTTATTGAATGCATCAAACTTGAATCCATCAGCACCTAGTGCCTTCTCACCGAAGTTGGAGTTTGAGTTGGTAATTGATGCGTCACCACCTGACTCACAAATAAAGTGTTTACCACAACCTACAGCAAATGTAGATACTAACTGTAATACAGCATCATTAGATGCCTTGATATGAAAACTCTCATGAGTTGGTTTATGTATTGCAAACGAGTCAGTGTGTAATGTAGTGGAACTTCCTAATGTTGTTTGGTCTTTATACGTTCCAGATACTGAATCATACTTTACAAATGCATTATCATCCTTGTTTAGTGATACACCAGTGAACTGGGCAGCAACCATTGACTTGAATCCAGATGCTTTTGCACCATCAGCATGAAGTCCGTTCATACCAAACACTGATCTTACAGAACAGTTGAAGATATATGGAGATGATGATGCTACGGTATCACTTTCAATCGCAACAGTTGGAGCTAGACCTGACAGGTTGGGAGTTGCTGTAGAAGCTGGTGCAGTTGTTACACTATAAGTAAACAACGTATCACTCAATACCTGAGTAACGATATGAACACCATCATACTCTGTACCGTTGACGTTACCTGATCCGGCTACGCCTCTTATTATAACTGGAGTACCCACGTTATAATCATGTGGCTCAGCAGTTTGAACCGATACAACTGTGGTAGCAGTGGATGATGATGGGTTTACACCTGAATATATGTCCTCAATCTCAATTGCACCTACCTGAGATAGTTCTCCAACGATTCTTGATTCGTCTGTTACCTTCTCAAAGTCTGTATTGCTAGGATATGATGGGATAGCACGACCAGAACTATTACCAAATGCCAGTGTCAACTTAGCATAGTACATGTCTAGGTCAGTTAGACCCTTACCAGTTATCTCATTCTTACCATCAGCAAACTCAAATGCAGTTAGTTTGTGGTGTGAGAAATTTGGTTGATATACTGATGTTGTATAATCTTTGAATATTCTATCTGCTGGATCTCCATCAAATATTGTGACTTCTCTGAAGTAACAACCACCAGTAACTCTGAAGATCGCACTGTTTGCTATGTTGACATTAGATGGGTCTGGTACAAACTTAGGTCTTACCTTAGTTTTTCTGAGATCCATACCAACGATGGATGTACCACGTGGCATAATGACACCACCATGTGCAGAGTTGAATTGAAAGAGAACGTTCTGATCGCTCTGTACATCAAACTCTGTACCAATAGAGAATTCATTTATTGCCTGACTAGAACCATTGACATCAGTAACTGCTCCCGCAGTGTTGATCTGATATCCTGGTCTGTTGTCAATATAATGAATACCTGGTGCTACTACAATAGTAGTCTTATCAAACTTATCATTATCTTTACCTAACTGATATGAAAATCTAGCAGACTCAAGTAATGCCCTCTGGATAGTTTTAAAGGGTCTAGTTCTAGAATTACCTGTGTTGCTTATATCATCAGTCGCATCTAATTCCTCAGGATTAACGTATAAAACATTACCCTGTATATTTTTTAGAAAATTTTCAAGTCTACTTAACGGCATTACCTATAAATCCTGACACCAATTCCTTCAACCTATTTAGCAGCCATCGTCGTTGAACTTTGTGTGTATCAGTACAATATAGTCCTCATCCTCTACATCTTCGGGTTCTTCTTCCAAAAGACGCTGATCGTAGATTTTTAAGTTGGAGTCCATTACCGTATTGGCAAACGTTGTAAGATAGGTGAAATATCTGATTCTACTCTCTGTACAATCTTCTCTAATATATCCACATCAATGTTCATGAACGGTGGTATAATACCCAACATTCTTAGTAAACCATCAACAAAAAGTGCGAGTGTAGTGAAACCAAGTATCATACTGATGACAGTGGCATCTCTATTATGCTTACGCATTGACTCCTCGTCAATCCTCCTTGCCTCTTCTACTGCGTCGGCAATTAGTTGATTCACTTCTTGCTTTGTGTAATATTGTGTCTCAAGATTGAGTTTCACAAACACATCTGAAGTTGGAATCTGACTGACTAATTTTTGTATCATTTATTTTGTCTTTAGGATATGTATAACAGTTCTATCTCTTCATCAATCTCAACTGCCTTTTTTGACATTTGATGTATTGTACAGAAGTGGTCAGCATCATCGCAATCAATTGTTTGCACCTGACCATCACACCCATGGATTTTTACTGATGCCCTTGGGATGTTGATTTCGATTTTACTGACGTATTCTTCAATGTTCATGGGAGATTTGTAGTTCTCCTTACTATAACGCAGAAGACAACTTATGTCAATTATTCGTTTCCGCCTTCTATAGTCTCACCGTCTTTGACGTTTGCCATAGCATTATACTGTCCTGCAATACCAGCACCTAGGTTGTTTTTGATTTGAACCTGTCTGCCATCGTAAAGGATTGCTTCAATGTATAGTTCTTGCCATACACCATATGGAGTCACTTGGACTACTAATGATTCTGGTTTGATTTTGTTCGCCCATGCTTCAGGAAGATCTATGAGTCCATCGGGTGGAATCTTACCTTTGCATCTAATCTTGGCTTTGGTCGGTGAATACTCTTCTTTAGATGCCATTTGCTTAGATATTATTACTACAGTATTTATAATTACCTAGAATAAGTAGGATCATCATACTTAGGGTCTGGATAATCCTCCCAAGTTTCTCCTTGATACTCAACCACGAGTGGATTGACGTCCTTCCTCTCAGCATATACGTGGTAGAAGCAATCAGTGACACCTTCAAGTGTTATCTTACTATCATCCCATTCCTTTACTATAATATCCTGTGCTGATCCAACTGGTTGTGTTTGAACCGTGATACTATCAGTCACCACAAGATCTTTCCAGTAATCTGGTAAGACAATCTCATTGTCCTGTGTTCTACCTCTGAAATATACACCAACCTCAGGTCCTTCAATACAAGCATATCTGAGTCTGTGACCCTCACCTTTGCTAGGATGAACCATGTCAAACGGTTTAGGTAGACTATCAGCAACAGCATGTCTTGCTTCTAATCTTCCTGTTGATAAGCAATCAACAGTTCCTGTGACGAATACATTACCGTCAATATAAACATGATTAGGTCCTTTCTCACCATTGACTCTTACATCTCCCTCTATATGTGCTGCTCTACCCTTGACGCCAGGTGAAAATCCACCTAAATCCGTTCCTACATTGAGAACTCCTTTAGCAAAACCCCCTGCATGCTTTCCTATAAACGCAGGTCCTGAAGCAGCAAGTGTACCTACAAATGGTTTATCACCATCTAAAGTCTTTACTGATTGATCAACATGTGGTTCAGGTCCTATTACGATTTTACCTGAGAAAATATCTGGTATATTCATTTTTGTATTTTACTAATGAATTCTTTGAGTGATGGTGGTATGATCTTAGAGTTAGTTTCATGTACATGAACAAACCCTCCTTGCAATACATGTGCAGCATCTGATCTTGCTATAAGATTCTGTGTTGCAATGACTTGGACGTTACTACCATTCAATTTAGCAGTTTTCTTTGCTTCTGCAAAGAAATCCTGATTTGCATTTAGTTTTATATTACCATCTTCAGCGTCATTTGCTGTCATAACTATCTTCGCAGCGTTCACGTTGAACTCACCACCACATTCAATATTGAAGTCTCCATCTACCTTTATAGCAAGAGGTCCTGATCCTGACTGTATGATATTAGAACCAGGATTATCTACCTCTATACCTCTTTTAGATCTCAGTTCCCAACCACCATCTCTGAATAAACGTAAAGTTGCATCTGATCCTGCCTTCAACTGGCAATCTGCTTTTCTCAATACATCTTTATCTTCCCTACCGATCCTTAGAGAACCATCATGGGGATGA